TTGTTTGCCCATCGGCTTGGTAGTCCTCAAAGCCACCACCGAAGACATTGACTTCTTCTTCCAGTTCACTCTTGGTTTCTGAGTCGGCTTCATTGAAGATCGCTGGGTTGTCCTCGAACAGTTGCTCCAGTTCTGAGTCTTCTGCTTCTTCAAAAAACGTTTCGTTGTCCTCCAGTATTTCCTGCAGAACGTCATCGGCTTCGAGCTGCTCGATCAGTTCTTCGAGGGCTTGCTCATCTTCGAGAAGTTCTTCCACGTCTATTTCTTCGAGATCGAGGTCTGGGTCGTCTTCCCACTCTCCGGTTTCTTCATCGAAGTAGATGTCTTCTTCGTTGGGTGGTCCGTCTTCAAACTCATCGAGGTATTCTTCTTGGATGTCTTCTTGGAGTATTTCTATTGGTTCGCCAAGATCTTCGTCTTCGTCATCTTCTGGGAACTCGTCTTCGTCTATTTCTGGTAAGTCATCGAGCAGGAAGTCGTCTTCTGGGAAGTCTGGGTCTTCTATGATTGGTTCGCCGTCATTGATGTCTGGGTCGTCCCAGTCTATGTCTCCCACATCTATGTCGTCCCAATCTATGTCGTCATCATTCGGAAAGAGGTCTTCGGGTATGATAAATATAGGAGGTGGTGTCGGTGAAGGCGTTGGTAATGGCGCAGGTGTTGGTTCCGGTGTCGGGAGAGGTGGAGGTTCTGGTGTTGGTGTGGGACTTGGACTTGGCGTTGGCTGAGGTGTTGGTTCAGGAGTCGGTTCTGGTTCGGGAGTCGGTTCGGGAGTTGGTTGAGGTTCGGGTGTCGGTTCTGGAGTTGGTTCTGGTTCAGGAGTTGGTGTAGGTGTCGGTTCCGGTGTGGGTGTGGGTTCTGGGGTTGGTTCAGGTGTCGGTTCGGGTGTGGGCGTTGGTTCCGGTTCGGGCATTGTCCACGCTCCGCCAGAAACTTGCAGAGTGTATGTGCCGATGTAGTCGGTATCGAAAGCGTCCGCTCTGAACTGGTATGTGCCTGCGTCAAGGTTCAAACTGAAGGCGCTGTCCCAGCATTTGTCCACGCCATCATTGTGTGAAGCTGAGTCGTCATCGTCCGCCACAAACGTCAACACATCTTCGCCGTCTACTTCCTCTACTGAATACAACCAGATGTGAGGATCGGCTGCGTATGCGTGAGGGGCGTTGTCCCAGTCATCACATGTCATGCTCGTAAAAGTTGTAGCTGTGAACGGTGTCTGGTTCTCCGTGATCTCGAATGTGAAGGTTGGACCTTGACCGAACGTATTCACCCAGATGGTACATTGCCATCCTGTTTCGGTTTGTGTGCATGTTGTCTGCGATGCGTATGCTGCTGGTGCTACCCATGCGAGTAGAAGCACGCCGATAAGTGAGACACGGCTTATTACACGCAGAGCTTTGGCGAGGGCAGTCATGCTTCAAGAATAGACGTTTTGGGCTTGGTTGTAATTAGGCAAAGAAATATGCCATATTTGGCATACTGGGGTTGTCAAACTCTGAGAAGTACGCTACATTGAATACATGGAAACGAACACAACAACGAAAGGAAATTCCATGAACACACAAGAAATAATCAACGAAGGAATCAAATTAGGACAAGCTATGGTTGGAACTTCAGAGGTGCAAGCAAAGCGAGTCGAGCTAAACCTAACAGATGAGCAAGCTGAAGTACTTTGGGCAAACTTTCATCAAGCAAGAGACAAAGCATACCGAACACCAAGCAAGCGACAAGGGCTAACCACAGAACAGAAAGCAAGAGCAAGAGAGATCATCAAAGTACAAGAGGAAGAAATCCTTGTACATCTCAAAGCAAAGTATCAAGGAAGAAACGAACTATTCGGAATGAAGCCAGTTGCAACTTCAACACTTCGCAAGTGGGCAAAGACAGTAGACACTCGCAGCAACTTCAACCTTGAGCAAACACTTCGTCAAGCAGGCGAACTATAAACGGAAGGAAACATAATGACAACGAAAACATATAGTATCCATACCAGCGGAGGAGTGAATGGAAGATACCCAAAGGATTGGTTAGTCGTTCACCAGACTGATTGTGAATCTTATGAGATATCCAAACCACTTGCATCAGCTTATTGGGATGAAGAGTTAGAAGTCACCGAAACACTTACGTTGAAAGATTCTGTAACAAAGAATTGGAACGATGTGGGTTTCACAACTATAGCTCCTGAGAATGTGAGAATTTGTCCGACTTGCAGACCGAGTTGAGATGTCACAGAGATAAGAGAGGAAACATAATGACAGAGAAAGCATGGATTGAGAACTGCGCCAAAGCAGACAAGTTCAAAGAGGAAGAACCAGAGAAGTATCAGCAGCTGATCACCACATTGGCGGAACTTGAGGACTGCCGAGCCAAGATCAAAGAGATGCGACTGTGGGAGCGTGATGTGATTGATAGGATTCACGAACTCGACCCACCGTATGAAGCCATCTACGCTGGATTCGGGAAAGCCACGATCAATAAGTCCAAAGGGAAACGCTGGGACCATGAGGCGATGTGGAACGTTCTTGTTGCTAGAGCGAGAGATGCTAGGATGATAGATAAGGAAACTGGGGAAGTTCTGGAGAGTGAAGGGCAAGCTGTTCGCCGTGTACTTGAACAGTGTGCTTATGTGAGTTATTGGAGACTTGAACCACTCAAAGAGTACGGCATCGACCCCGATGAATATTACGAAACTACTTCCGAAAAGAATGCGGTACGGATACAAAATTGATGTAGACTGTTAAGCGTGCAAGACTTCCCTTTCGTTGTTCTTGCACGTTTCCAAAAGCTAGAGGATGTTTGTTTCCAAAAATTTCCAACCTCTAGTGACATAAGCCCCGAAGGATTTATGGAAGTCCTTCGGGGCTAAATGTTTTTAGTATGCGGACACGGTATCGTCTTGTTCTGCCACCCCATATACCGAACTCCACATTGTTCTCGAAACTAGAAGCAAAGCATTCCTGCAACACTGGGCAAGTCCGGCAGATAGCCTGCGCTTGTTTTGTTGCGGATCGTGTTTTCTTCTCTGGGAAAAACAGTTCCGTAGGTAGCCCCAGACATGATGCCTGCGACCACCAGTCGGAATCTACTTCTTGGTTGTCTTCGCTTTTCCCGAAGCCTTCTTCGCAGGAGCTTTCTTCGCTGCTGGGGCTTTCTTGGCTGGGGCTTTTTTCTTTGGTTGTAATTTCGCCCATGTCGCTTCGTCCGCCACTCCAGTCACTTCGAGTTTGTTATCTTGTTGAAATTTGGCGAGTGCGAGATCTGTTCCTCTAGCGAAGCGTCCGTCCACATAAAGGTTTGCGCCGTTATTGTTAAGCGCTTCTTGTAGTTCTCGAACCCCTCTTGCGTCTGCGTTGTTGGTTCTTGATAGATTATAGTTTGGCACTGTGTCTCCTATTCGTAGAGATGCTCATCGGCATCTTCTGGAATGTCTTGTTGTTGTTTCACTACTGAAGCGGTGGCATCACCGATGGGAGCCATTGTGCAGAACGCTCCTTTGATGACGCTGATCGCTGCTGGTAGTCCACCGATAGCTGCCATCTTGAGTGTGCTGATTCCGCCCATGTCCACTCCCATTCCAGAGGCTGTTAGTAAGCCGAGAAAGGATTGTACATAAGTGAAGATCGCTCTTTCGGCGATGTCTTTTAGTTGGTCTATGTTTAGTCTCATATCGTTTCCTTATTTAAGTAATCTTGCCCACGTGTTCTTGCCCACGATTCCGTCTACCACGAGGTTGTTGTCTCTCTGGTATTGTCGAACTGCTTTCTCTGTTTTCCTGCCCCAGATGCCGTCTGGGAAACCGCATCGGTATCCCTTCGCTGCGAGCCGTTCCTGAACGACTTTGACTGCTGAGTTACGAGAGCCACGCCTGAGAGGTCGGCGTGCTACTTGTTCACCTAACTTAGCGAGAGCTGCTGCTACGCCTTTGAGGTTCACTTTGGTTTTCTTTACGCTCTTGGCTTCAGACTTCTCGCCCTTCATGGCTGGTGCTTGGAAGATTCCATTTGAGTTGCGCCATTGATAGTGCCACGCTTCGTACTGGGGACGGAACACTGTTTGGCAGACTCCGTACTCTTTCGCTATGGGTACGAACTTTGCCCATGTCAATCCACCGGAGAGGCGTATGTCTACGGCGTGTCCGTAATTGTCGAAGGGTTGTTGCATGTGCCATGACCCTTGAAACAATCCGCCACCAAACTTTCTGTGTGGGTTAGCTGCGAGATTGAAGTGACTGTATCCGGCTTTGCCTTTGAGTTTGTTTTGGTAGCCGTCCCAGAAGTATTTCTGATCAGCGAAGCTGCGAACTCCTGAAACGATTCTTGCTCTCCCTGTTATCTCTGGTTCTCCATTGAGTAGGGCTTCGAGTCGTGCTTTGAATGTTGGGTGCAAGAGGTCCACTCTTACGTTCTTGCTGGTTGTGGGTAAAGCCATGCTTCAAGGATAGGGCAGATTTGAGAGTGAAACAAGGAATGAAAGAAATGTGCCTAATTTGTCTACTGGGGTTGTCAATATGAAAACATTATGTTAAAGTACTTTATATGGAAACAACAACAACGAAAGGCAATCCAATGGAAACAAGAACAGAACAACTAATTGACCAAGCAATACGATCAAGTCACTCAGGCAACTGCGGAATCGGACACATCGAAGATGCAATTCTCAACGCTCACAGAAACGGCGAAACATTCGACTGGAACACACCAGTTACCATTTCTGTAGACTTCTCAAACAAAGTCAAAGCATCCGACTTCATGAAGTTCATCAAGGTTGAAGTCAAAACAACCGAAATCGATGAGGTTGGAGATGTGCTAATCAACGGCGAAGACATCTGGGACGTTCCAAGCTGGAAGTACATGAGCTAATCAAAAGGACTGAGGTAGAAATCCTCGTAAAAAAAACCGGCGGTTTGGAGTCGTTAATTCTTGACAGGACACTGGGACCGCTCCGGCGGTCCTAAGACCTTTTTAGAGGGAAAGCCTATCGGGTAAATCGACTTCCACTCTTTGCGCTTGTCCGCCTATTGAATAGCCACGTAACTCACCAGCCTTCACTAACTCCCACGCCCATTTCTCCCAAATGACACCCATGAACGGAGTGTTCTCTGGGAACGAGTATTTCGTCACGCCTTCGTTCGGAACTGTGAGCGCTGTCTCAATCGGGAACGGCATCGTGAGAATCTCCACCATTTCACCGGCTGGTTTCTCCGAGTGTTGCAGGTAGATTGTGCGGTCACCTTT